CGGCTCAGATGCGAGTTGAATGTACTTCATGCGTCACACACTAAGTTGTTATCTGGACTAGGAGAGGAGGAGTGATGAAAGAAGTAATACTGGAGGAGTATACCAACCAAGAAATCGATTGGATTAGTGAGATGATCCAAGAAAAACTTGTGGACATGGGGTACGAGAACGTATCCACATTCAGTTTCGACATAAACGTGTGCTTTAACGAGGAGGAGTAACGTGTTAGCACTTAACCAAGCACTGACCGCCGAGCAGCGGTTGTCTAAGGCAGTGATGTCTGTCATGGCGCACGACAAGTACGTGGGTCTGGCGAGTGTGCTGATGGTGGGCGAGCGGACGGTGAGTGATACCGTCCCAACCGCTTGCACCAATGGCCGCGATGAGCAGTATGGTAGGACGTTCGTTGATGGGTTGACTGACCCAGAGCTACGGTTCCTTGTACTGCACGAGTGTTACCACAAGATGTACAAGCACCTGACAACGTGGAAACATCTTTACAAGTTGCACCCGACCCTAGCCAACGTTGCCTGTGACTATGTGATTAACATCCAGTTGTCCGACAGTGACGAGGGTATGGGGTTCATCACGATGCCCAAGGTTGGGTTGATCGATGAGCAGTACCGCGACATGGATACCGCTCAAGTGTTTCACTTGATATACGACTCGCTGGATGAGCCTGACCCCAACGATGACTGTGGGTTGGGTGATGGCATGGATGACCATGACTGGGAGGGTGCCGAGGAGCTGACCCAAGAAGAGAAGGATACGTTAGGTCGTGAGGTTGACGAGGCTATACGTCAGGGTGCACTCGTTGCCGGTAAGTTGGGCAGTGGTGGTGCCCGTGCTCTGGAGGATCTGCTTACACCCGAGGTCGATTGGCGTGAGGTACTGCGTGAGTTCATCCAGTCAGCGTGTGCTGGTAACGACTTCTCTACGTGGTCGCGCCCCAATCGCAGGTTCGTATCTGCTGGTGTGTATATGCCGAGCGGTATCACCGAGCGTGTCGAGGATCTTGTTATCACTATGGATACGTCAGCATCTATCGGTCAGCGTGAGTTGACTGCGTTCTTATCCGAGGTCACCGAAATCGCCCGTATGGTACGACCCGAGCGGGTACGTCTGCTGTACTGGGACACCAAGGTGGTACGTGATGAGTTGTATACCGATGCCGAGATAGACAACATCGCTAAGAGTACCAAGCCAGCAGGTGGCGGCGGGACTGATGTTTTGTGTGTGACACGTTACATGGAAGAGAACGATATCAAGCCGCAAGCTGTCATTACGTTCACCGATGGCGACATCTACTACGGGTGGGGCGAGTGGTCCTGCCCTGTGTTGTGGGCGGTGTACGACAACCAGCGAGCCAAGCCTGACTGCGGCAAGGTAGTACACATTGGTGCAAACAAGTTATGAAGAAAGGTATGACTGAGACAATCTATACGACGGGGGAACGTCACCCCCAATCGACCAAGCTATTCAACGGTAGACCCCTGACTAAGGGTAATTACGCTACCCGTGCGGAGTTGGAAGAGGTAGTGCTTGACCGACATAACCGAGGGTATGGTTACAGACGCATCAGCAGGATAGTGGGTGTGAGTGACGTGACTGTGGCTAACATAATCAAACGATGGAAGGAGAAGAGAGATGGCACCAAGGATAACTAATGTAACAGCACGTCAGTACGTGCAGCGGAAGGAATCGTTTCAAGGTAATAACTTGTTTGGTGAATGGCGGTATGGCCGGTACGTCGTGACATCGTATGGCGACCACTTCCCGTTGTTCATTTGGGAAGAGGGTACGTGGTATGAGAACATTGAGAAGATTACGGTGACAACAACCAAGCACCGTACGCAAACACACCCCCATGAAGATACGTTACCCATGACCTGCAAAGATATGGTCGTGATAATGAATCATGGGATTGTTGGGGTAGCAGTAGGAATGGCAGTTTAAACAATGTTAAAACTAAGTCTGTAGGAGGACGATAATGAGTTATAAGCATGTATTAGTAGCAGCGTTAGAGAAAGAAGAAACACATGACGGGCCGTTTGATCTGTCTGCGTTCATCACCAACGAACGGAGGCATGGTAGTGATATCTACGCCGCGTTCCTTGAGGCACTGGCAAAGAAGTTACCCACATGTAAGTTCCGCAAGATTACAGCCAGCGGTAGTGCGATCCATGTGTATCTGCCCACCGATCACTTCGTGTTGGGTAGGGTAGGTTGGGGTGACTGGTCTGTAGATGGCAAACCAACAAACTCCATAATGGTGCAGTCTCCCCGAATTAGGAATGACAAGTATGGTTCCGAGAGGACGCAGCATTACATGTGGACATCGATCAGCCCGAAGCGTGCGTTATCTAATGCGCTGGGTGCACTGCGTCCCCATACGCCTATCGCGGTTGCGAAGTACTATGCCACTAACGTGGCGAGTAAGGTGTGGAATTCTGACTACGAAGGCCAAAACAAGGTAACCAAAGTCAGAGGTAAATTATTTCTGCATGACAGCTTAGAGCAAGAGCTGCGCGGTATCGTTGCCAGTGGGTACACGTTCATCAATGCCGAGTTCTCTGATGCGGTAACTTCTTTTCTACACGAAGCTGATGAGTATGCGCTCCGTCAACAGAAGATAGACATGGTATACGTACGGGCCTATATGCTGGGCGAGCAGCAAGTGTTCGATACCGTGTCGATTGCCAACATGCACAAGAACTATAACTTCGATGTTGAAGAGTCTTTCACACGCTACACCGAGGACACGTTACCAGAAGATATCCGAGGCAAGCTGTCTATGTTACTCATGGTTAATATGGACGAGTACGTTGATGGCGTAGGGATGCGTGCTCATGACGAGATATTCTATGTCAACGTACCCTGATAACACAGATGACACCATGTACCGTGTGATGGTAGATGCTGGAAAAAACTGTATAAGAGTGCAATGTATTGGAATGTATTGTGTTGACAATACGCTAGACGGGTCGTATAGTGGGATGGAGAAGTTGCCACAGTGGATGCAAGAGAAGGTTGCCCTGCTGATGATGACTTCTTCTACCCCGCCCATTCAGGAAGTTACCGGTATCGGTCAGCGTATCAGTGAGGATACGTTTTGGGTTTATCAATAAGGAACAACAGATGAATAAAGAACAGAAAGAACAGGTAGTTGCTTCGCTCAATACTATCGCGGATACCCTAACGCGTCTGCTTGAGATCGTTGAAGAGCAGCGTGAACTAGCGGATGAATAATTTGTTAGGGGCTTCCCTAACATTTTTTGAGTTTGAATTCTGCAACAGCAGATTTGGAAAAACCCTTTTTAATTTGAATTCTGCAACACCCTGATACCAGTTCCCAAGGAGAACGCATGACCCCAGAGGCTAAAGTTAAACGTGTTATCACTAACCAGCTCAAAGAGCTTGGTGCCTATTACTTCTACCCAGCAACGGGTGGGTATGGTCGAAGCGGTGTCCCTGACATCGTAGGGTTGTTACAGGGGAAGGTTCTTCGGCATTGAATGCAAGGCGGGTAAGAACAAACCGACAGCATTGCAGCAGAAGAACCTAGATGATATTGCCTCGACAGAGGGAATCGCGCTTCTAATCAATGAAGCCAACATGAAAGATGTCGCCTACTTGTTGGGCGCTAAAGCTAATAATCCAGATCAGTTAGAGATGGAATTTTAAGGAGAAGGATGTGAAAAAATCAAAGCGAGAAGAAGTATTGAAGTTGTTGGAAACTGACCGAGACCGTAGTAACGCATCTGTAGCCAGAGAAGCTGGGTGCGTGAGTAGCTATGTGCATAAGTTACGTAAGCAGGTCCGTAGTAGAGCCGAGATACACAGACAGGACGAATGGATAAAATCGTTATTGCTCGACCCTTGGTTTGACGGTGATATATACGACCTGACCCAAGTAGCTAAAAAAGTAGGGTGTAGTTATCGTCATGTGGAAGAGATATACGCGGAACTCAAAGCAGCACAGGAACGTAGGGAATCGACAGCTCAGGCAACGTCGGTATCGGTACCTGCTACCGGATTAAGTGCAGAGGTGAAAAGAAGTTATGTAGAAACTAACGACCTACCTCCGGCCCCGGTCGAGGTAGTGACCCGAAGCAGCATTCTTAGTACCGCCAGATCGTACATCACGAGGGATAGACAAGCAGACCACGGTGATGCAGAGGATAACTTCTCGCGGATCGCTGGGTACTGGTCATTGCATACCGGTGTTACGTTAACTGCTACTGATGTTGCAGTAATGATGGCGCTGTTAAAGGTAGCTAGGATCAAGCAGAACCCCCAGCATGTTGATAACTGGGTGGATGGTGCAGGGTATTTCGCCTGTGGTGGTGAGATAGCAAACAAATAAAA